AATATAGAAACCTCTTCTCTCCGGCGCGCGGACAACACGATAGACAAGCATGGCGTCCTCAATAAGGATGAGCTGGCGCCATATGCGGCGCGCGGGCCCAATAACAGAGGAACCATAAGGAAGAAACATGTCATTTCCAAGCAATCTAAAGTGAGAAACTTCCCAGTTTTCTAATGTTCTATTCCCAAGCGTCACCCATCGAAAACGAACAGCCATTGGATCATTTGGATCATAGTTTTCTTCACGTTCTATTTCATTAACCGGTATTGGAAATGCATTAATAACACCATGTGTCGGTGATACGTCATTATAAAGGAAAAAGTCACCATACTTGACAAGATTTCTTGCCCAAGAACGTAAATTAAATTCAACATTCAGCGTGTCATAAAAGAGATTTTCTAATATTTCTCTTATTTTTTCATTGTCAGAGTATATGTGCAGTACACGCCCTTTTTCATCTTGAGCTACAGTTTCATCAGCATAAATGTCTAAAGCACTCGCAATTTCGGGAGTATACTCCATTTCTCCGAAATCTTGATATCGCATCAATCTTTCTGAAAGATTATAAGCATTAGCAGTAATTGTAGCGTATGTTGGTGATGAAGACTTTTGAAAGAGTAATGCACCGCTACTTTTCGTTTTATCAGCTACAGCTATCGATGTGTCCAAACCACGAATTTTTCTTCGCACTACAGGACCGCTTCTAAAGAGCTGAGTCAATTTTTGAAAAAGAGATTTATTAGCCATTTTTGTTTGCTAGTGCATTATGGCACATAGCCCTTCAAAGTAATCTACTACATCACCTTGTCTTTGACCGGTTTTAATGTAACTTTTTTGAACTGTGGACCTTGAACTGTATCAACATAGTTCATTGGTGAAGAGATTATTCTTTTTAAGACATCTTCAACAGATGATAATTGATCACCTAATTCAGCTTTGGCTTTTTCTGAAGCTGAATTTTTGAAAGATTCAATTGCAGAAATCAAATTAGCAGCAGATGACATTACTTTTGCACCTGTTTTGTGATCATCACCTTCATGAAGATTTACTAACTCTTCTCTTATAATTTTTTGAACTGTCTTAAGATCAATTTTAGGCATCTGTAACTCCGTATGTAAATATGCTTGTTTTATCTATATAACCATGAGAAATCAGAAACGTCATTAACTTTTATAGTTGTAGCATCTCGAGGTTTCGCAAAACTGTCAGGTGTGAATCCTTGAATTTGGGCATTTGGAACTGGTTTTACTTCATTGATTCTCGGCAATTCGGACGAATCTCTTCTTAAGAGAGTTGTCGCCTTTAATATTGCATTGGCAATATTCATCGCATTTTCAGAACCATTTGAAGTACCTATCACCAACCACGCTCCAATCGCGACAGACATGATTAAATCATCATGAGAATCTTTAGAAGCCATGGCTTTAGATCCATTCCAAACAAAACTTTGAAGTTGATCATAAAGTCTTTGAGAATAAGATTTCAATGATCCTTTTCGAATAGATTCCTCTAAAGAAGTTAATATTTGATTTCTTGATTTCGTCTGTGTTGTAAATCCAGGTATTGTTTCAGAATTGCTTGGTCTATATTCATATGGATCACCCTCGTGATTTGAATAATATAAGCGTGGATATCCTGCATCACGTAACTTAACACACGTAAAGTAGCCAAAAGTATTTTGTTCCGGACATATTAGAGCATCATTGTAAAGTTTACCGTGTTCAAATAAAATATCGGCAAATCTGTCGGGTGTAACTTTACCCATAAATTCTGAAACAACTTCACCAGAATCGTACTCAATCACATGAAATGCTGAAAAATCTGCAGCATCACCTCGAGCAACATCTGCTGAAATAGCATATCTTTTTCCTGCTTCAGGACGTCGCCATATCCATATAGTATTTTGAGGTCCAATTTTTTCTATAGGTTGTCTAATAGCATCTCTAACATTCTCTAAATCCTGTGGTTGAAGAAATGTATCACCTGAAGAAATAAAGTCGCAAAGAAATTCTTGGGCTACTTTTCTCTTTGGTAAATTTCTAGTTTCTTTCTCAAACCAAGTTTGATCATGTTCAGGATGCACCCACCAAGGTAATCTTATAGGATTAAAGTCATTAGTTCCGCTTTCAGCTTGTGTCCAGAGCTTGTAATATTGTCCACCCACACCATTAGGAGTTGAAAGAATAATAGCAGAACCACCCGTGGAGAGTGTTGGATATAGAGATGTCCAAATCTCATCAAAGTCTCTAATAAATGCGGCTTCATCAACTATTAGCAAAGACAACGCTTCAGAACGACCAGCATCTGGTGACGTTGGAACTGCAGTTATTGTTGAACCATTAGTAAAACGTATTGATTGCTTTGTTGGTTCAAACTTGCAAAGTAACAACCATGATGGCAAGCCATCAAGCATTGTTTTGACTTTTTTAATGAAGTTAATTGCAGTGCTTAGCTTAGTAGCAATTACAAGAACGTTTTTATCTTTCTTAAAGATTGCATACCAAACTACATAAGCTGCAGAAATCGTAGATAAGCCAAGCTGTCTTGACTTTAAGACTATGTTAAATCTGTGTTGTTCAAAAGATTTGACGCAGTCATCTTGAAAATCATAAGTATTAAAAGGGATAAGACCTCTGACTGCATGTTGAATCTTGCAGTACTTCTTCATGAAGTATATTGGATCTTTTCCACACTTGATAATTTCCGCGACCTGTTGTTGTCGCGACATATAGTTTGCAGTCATGCTATTTCTACTATCGTCTTTCTGCGATAGTATGCTGTTCTTTTTGGATTATGTACATTAAAACCTATTATTTCAATAGAATCGGAAGAAGAAATTTCTTTTAAAGAAATACCGCTATCAGCGATTTCTTTATATGATTTCTGCACTTCTTGTAAAGCAGACTTTATCAACTTTTGTGATTCTTCAACGCATTGCAACTTTGTTCTTATCATTTCACGTTCTGAAACAAAACTGACAGTGCTAATGTATGAAACAATCATTTGATTTGTTCCAGATAAAATCATTTTTATTGATGCAGTTGAGTTAATAGGCGTTGAAGAACGACCCCACGTAGAGTCAATTACCTGACCTAATACATTGATATTAATTGGAAGTGTCATTTTTGGAGCTCCATCAGTAATTATGTATTACTTGCTTTTCTTCTGTTAATAACAGATTTTATTTCTTCTTCAGTAGGTCGCCAACCATCCAGCCACTTAGATTTGTTTCTTCTTGCCCACTCTGAAGAGCAAGCGTCACAACAAGAATATTCTTCGTATGTTTTTTCATCATAATGAGATGACATTATGAATGAACAAACCGGACAAAATATTGGCGTTCCTTTGCTCATTTCACTTGGAATGATAACGAAAAAGCCAGATTTATTTTTAGCAATCAATCTATTTTGTGTGTATTGTTTCCATTCCATTAGCACACCAATTGTGAATCATTTTCGTTTCTAGTAATTTCTAGAATATGATCAGCAACATCTTTTATGCCATCAACATGCGTAATAACGATAATAGTTCTAAAATAACTCTTTAGAGAAGACAACAATCTGTTGCAAGATTCTACACCGGCATTGTCTAACGTACCAAAACCTTCATCAATTATAAAAAAGTTTGGTCTAGGCAATGAGGATATATTAATCAAAGCTACTCTTATGGCAATAGAAGCGATTGTTTTTTCCATGCCACTACAAAGTTCAATAATTCGTTTTGAATCTCCATAGTTGATATAAATTTCCAGAGCATCAGTTTCTTCATCATTTTCTAATTCAATAGAAAAATCAACTATACCGTGAAGTATTTTTGATATTTCAGAGTTAATTGCAGGTAATTGAGTTTTTGTTATTGTTAGAGGAATTCCCTTCTTAGAAAAAGCAGCAGCAATCAACTCATGCTGTTTCATTTCTGACAATATTTCATCACGCTTCTTTTTCTCATCGGCGAAGTTTTCCATTGAAATTTGAGCACGACCAAGTTGATTGGCCAAGGTCAATTTGTCTTTGTCCCAACACTGGAGTTGGTCAGAAATAATCTCTATATTTTTCTTTATTGTTACTGCTTCTGCATTTTGGTTGCTTTTTAGAGCTATCTCCATTGCGTCTAGCTTTAGGTTAACAATTTCAAAGTCTTTTTGGCAAAGATCTAACTTTTCAGCTACCTTTTCAAGATCGTTTTCTTTTTTAACTATTTCAAGTTCTATCTTTGCTAAGAGTTCCACAGACTTAGCGTGTTTGCTTATTTTATCATTAATAGTTGTATCAATCGTTTGATCAAACAAGTCCTGCAGCTTTTGCAACTCGTCAGAAGATTTTTTGACTAATTCTTCTTGCAGCGATAACTTTTTCTTGTTTGAGTGTGCGTCTTTTATGAACTTACAAGTAGGATACTCATCACCACATGGAACTTCTTCCAAAATTTTAAGTGTTTTCTTCTGTTGATTAAAGAGAGTATTTTCTCTGTCAAAAAGATGTTTAAGTTCAGTGATCTTTTTGTCTAGATCATTTTGAGCTGCCAACTTCTTCTTTAGTTCTTCTATGTCAATTTTAACAAGAAGATTTTTTAGTGCTGCTTGTTTATCTTTTAAAGATTGAATCTCTTCAGTTAAGTCGCTTATTTCATCTTTTGTTGAAGATATCTTTGATTTGAGATTAGCTTTCTTACTTTTTTGTATTTCAACTTCAGATATAGTTACGACAACAGAACTCGACTGAGCAGAATATTCAGTCTTTAAAGTCTGCAGTTTTTCACTAGACTCTGCGATTTTAGTCGCCAAATCTGCAAGATTTGCTTCTAACTGCTTAATATTTTGCTCGCTTTCTAAACGCAGAGAAGACCAATCTCTGTCCGGATAATTCTTTAGTTGTGCTTTGTATGCAGCAACATCTTTGTTGGCATAGTCATGCATCTTGTCAAAGATATCTAGGTCTAAGAATCTAGAAAGTAATGATCTTCGTTTCGCTGATCCTTGTGATATAAACAAATTTGTTTCACCTTGAGCACTCAAGGCTGTCATCGTGAAATCTTCAGGTGTACCTATTAATTTTTTAATAAGCTTCTCTGTGTCAGTTCTTTGTTCTCCACAAAGATCAATGACTTCATCATTTACCATTTTAAACAAATTTAAAGAGGTTGCTGCTGAAGTTATTCCTTTCTTGTTCATTGATTTGGTTGTCTGTCGCTCGACAACGTAAGTAGAACCATCATGGTCAACAACGGCTCTAGAATAACAATGGGGTTTTCTTACGTTGCAGACATGTAAATTCTTTATAGAACCTCTATCAGTTGAATTGAAAAGCGAATACATGACAGTTCCCACAACAGAAGATTTACCAGTTCTATTTGGCCCAAAAATTCCAACGATACCTGGGAGCATATCGAAGTTTATTTGATTACCTTCTCCATAAACGAACATGTTATCCCACTTCAATTCTCTAAGAGACCATTTTGAACCTCTTGAAGATTCGTCAAGAAATGAAACTTCGGTTAAGTACTTCTTTATGTGCTTTTCAACAGATTTTTCTTCAATCTCACCTTGATGAAACTCGGATACCATCTTAGTGACGACATCAGAAGATCTAATGTTTAGTTGACTAGTTACAGCCTTAACTGCTTCAGCTGCTTCTTTCACATACTGGTTGTCAAACTTATACGTAACTTCAGCACAACCATTACCCGTCTTTAATGTCTCGGTTAAAGCATGTGATATGTCTTGAGTTAACTGCACATCAGACTTGATTCTAAATCGTGACATCTTTGGAAAAGATGAAGCAGCGTCTAATAGCTTCTTTATGCTACCTTTCCAGTCTAGAGTAACAAATGGTTGTGAACCAGTGATAGGTCTAAATGTAACATCCCAGTTACTGGGATCTTCTATTTGCCAAAGCATGTATCCATGCTCAAGTTCTTCTGCGTAATTTTGCTGAATTAATGAACCAGGATACGTTATCCACGGCTTTCCATTTCGATATCCAAGGTGCTGTGTTTTATGAAT